CACCGTGAACGTCGACTTCCCTATCCCGCCACGGGGATCGAAAACAACGTGGATTACACGATCATTAACATCAGATGAAATGTCAATCAATTTCTGCTGCCACGGATACGGATGAAAATCCCTTACACGCATGGGCACATACACGGTCGCCGACTTGTCCGACCACGGGCCGTCGAGACGGCCCTCCTCCTTCTGTACGTAAAAGGTATTACCCTTGTTCGCCATGGATGTAGGCGAGAGGTGACACCCTTCCATTACACTGCCCTTCAGCTTGTTCTTGAGTGTCGTAAGACGCATCTTCTCCTTGAGGCAGATCCTCCCTTGGAAATGCGGAGTCTTCCGCAGCTCACCCATCTCCTTCTGGAAACACCACTGACGGCATAGGCCCTTCAGTACATCTGCGACCTCGCACCAGTTCTTCTCACCTGCCAACAGGTTCAACGTAAAATCAAAGTTCAATACTGGATTAGTCATTATCCCTATTTCTCGGACTTGTAGGAAAATGTCTGCTGTTGATGAATGGCTTCCGCCCATTGACGAAATTATGCCTCGGTATAATCGTAAGCGTTATTATAAATTAAGTATGCCTAAACGGGGACGAAGTTCATATGCGGGGCGCCCCGCCAAATATCGTAAGCGCACACCAACCCGGTTCCGTCGCGGAGCGACGTCCCGTCGCCGGTTCCCAAAACGGTCTGGACGCCGTCCTGCTGGATTCAAGCGGATGGTTTCCCGTCTCAAGTGGTCTGGTACGGACTTTCCTCAGACTCTTCTGAAGAAGTTCACCTATCAGGAGGTTGCTCCTCTGGCTATGGGTAACACCCTTGGTAACTCCATCTCTGGCCGTATTATGTATCGTATGACTGACATGTACGACCCTCAGGGTGCCATTGGTGGTACGTCTGCGAACCACTTCTCTACGTTCCTCAACTCGAGTCTCTACCACAACTACTATGTTCTCGGTACGAAGGTCACACTTCAATTCGTGAACCCCGGTATTTACATGGTGGGGATCTACTGTATTCTCTGCGATGACGGTGACTCCAACGACTACCCTGCTGGTGTTCTGCAGTCCGATCTCGATGGTGCTGCAATGTCTGCAAACTGCCGTAAGGTGATCTACCTGAACCAGTCTGCCGGAGGCGCTGCTATCAAGACCGTGTCTTTCTACGTCAATCCCTGGAAGTTCCTCGGACTTACACGTGAACAATACCTTGGTAATGGTGGCCTACTCGGCTACTACAACGGTACATCGTCTGCACCGAACTGGCTGAACATCTCTGCGATCTCCATGGTGGACAACACCGGTACACAGATCAAGGTCAACACCAACATCGTGTATTACGCGAAACTGTTCAACAACTCTGCCGACCCCTCTGCATCTACTCCGGAGGAGGAAGGACTGCTTGCCGAAATGGACAAGGACGAAGTCACTATCACTCACGAAGACGGCTCCACCGAAATTTCCGTGCCGGGGAGTTCTTTGAAAAATGATAAGGATTAGTAGGGACTGTTCAAAAAGTGCCGATTTCCTAAAATAAAGAAAAGAGCTAATTTGTTAGTATTACAGCGAAGCGCCAAATTAGCGTTAGCTTTTCTTTATTCATTGTAGGGGACTAAGTCGTCCATGATGACGGTCCACACAACCCAGCGGTCTGCTGAAAGCAGAGCGCGGTCCGGTACGACATTGGTGAAGACAATCATGTTCGGGGGTTCGAAGAATTCCTCCTTGAACTCGTAGCGATCATCGTACGCGTACCCGGACTTGACCGACTCCAGACCAGCCCACATGTTGACCATATGGCGCTTGTCGGAGGCCCGCGGCAGGTCAATGATGTAACAGCGACTCTTCGGCTTGTTCATCACCAACCGCATGATGTCCTTGTGATCCTTCATCGGTGGTATGTTCGACGCTTTGCCATGAGTGGCCATGTACACCGTGAACGTCGACTTCCCTATCCCGCCACGGGGATCGAAAACAACGTGGATTACACGATCATTAACATCAGATGAAATGTCAATCAATTTCTGCTGCCACGGATACGGATGAAAATCC